ACCACTGTTGCTGACGTACCACGCGCTGGTGCTGCCGCACTGGGTGGACGACCACATAGTTTGGTTGTTTGGTATCACCAACGATGGATTGTCCGTCGCAGTTGTGTCGGCCGAATTAACGGCTTCACGGAATTCAAGGATTTTCAACAATTCCATAATTGTTGGCAATTGGCCCGCAAAAGATTCACCCGCAATTGTGAATGTTTTTTCACGGCAATGGGTTAATGCGGCCGATGTCCAACCACTTGTTGCGCATTGTGCCAAAATCTTGTCGCAATTAAATGTTGCAGATTCCCGCGCGCCATATGCGCCCGCATTGCTATACAACGGTAAATCAGCAATGGCGCCCGTTGCAGATGTTAATTGGCCGCTTGCCAAACGATATGCCGCATCCAGCGCAACCACCGCATATTCAACATTGTTTGCGTCCAAATGGAACCCAACAACCGTACCGATTGCGTCGCCATTGACGTCTTCATAAACACGATCCAACAATTTGTATTTTTTATGTGTTGCCGGGCCACCCGCCGGAACATTTACCACAAAATTATTGAATCCGGTTTTGCCGTCTGGGGCAACATATGTGCCATTTTCGGTAATTTCGGTTGTATCATAATTCAATGCGCGCAGTGTAGCAAAATCGTCCACAATATCTTGCATTGGTGTTGCAACCGTAACCCCGGACACGCCCTGGTCAGTCAAACGCTGTACCATTTTTTGTTTCATTGTCGCCAATTCGGCGGTAAGTGTTGTCAAATCAGACATAGTTTTCCCCTTTGGTTATTATTGATTGTTTGTTCCATATAAAAATTGTGAAATATCATCACATGCGTCCGCCACAGATTCCGCAACGGTTTCATCCGTGCCGCGCATAGTGTTTTCAATATCTATGACGTTTTCGTATTGGTCCGCCAATTCGCCCGAAACCCCCAAAATTGATACACCGGCCTTGATATTTTCAGCCGAAATATTGGAATCAATACTGGATGTGACGGCGGCAACCTTGACCGGTGCATAGCCGATACCGCCTGGTGCGGCGGGTATTGTTTGTGCCGTTGTCGTTGGCACCACATTTAAAGGTTCCGTTGGTTGCGCACCACGTGGCGGAACAATAAACAGATTTGGCATTATTTACCCCCTTTGGTTTATTTTTTTAATTTCAAGACCCCAACAATGGCAAGTATCGCAACCAACACAGCCGCAATAATACGCCACATATTTGTTTTTGCGTGCGCCGCCGATAATTCGGTATTATATTTTTCGCGGGCCGCGGCACACGCATCGCCACACGCCGACAATGAATCGCGACACGAAACAATTTGGCCCACCAATACACGATTTTCAGACGTGTCGGCCAAAGTGTTTTTTGCCCAATCCAAAGTTTCATTTGCCGCCGCAACGCCCGACGACACAATTGTTTGTTCCGGCATCGTTTCGGTGTTACGCGCACAACCGGACAATAACAAAATCGCCCCAAATACAAACATAACAACAATAAATACGATAATTTCCCGCAAAATTGGTTTTATTTCAGCCCAATTAATACGCTGTGACCGCTTCATTTTTGCCCCCGTTGTTTAAGATTTTGTCCAATTTGTTGTATTTTCCTAAATTGTGCCAACGACATATCCGATTTCGCCTGGTTACAATTTTCGTGAACAGGCCGCAGGTTTTCTGGCGTTGATTTTCCGCCACGCGATTTTGGTTTTACATGGTCCAGATTCCACTTTTGCCCATTCAAAATCGGCAACCCACACAGGTAACAAACACAAAATTCATAATGTACTGCATATCCGCAGATTTTACGAAATTCGCGCTTGCTTATTCCCGATTTTTTCATTTTGCGCCCCATAATTATTTTGCCGCCGCGACAATCTGTGCCACGCCAGACGCGTGTTCAATCACATAAACCGCCGCAATACCGATTGCAACAAACCCCAGAACCCCCAACGCCATCGCAACCCAGCCGACACGGGTGGTAAATATTTTTTTAACCAGGCCCATTTGTGCCGCCTGTTCGTCAATTTTATCAACAATCACCCGTTCATAAATTGGCCGAACCAATGCCAATATTTCCGCATTGTTTTTTTCCAGCACCCCAATACGTTCACTCTGGGCGTGTTGTTCGGCTACAAGGGTGTCAATTTTTTTATTCGTTTTGCCGATTTCGTCCAATACCACGTCAAACGCCTCCTTGGTTCCGATTGACATTTTCATTTTTGTGATTTTTTTGCGGGCGTCGTTGCACATTGTTTAATCCTTTTGTTATTAAGACCAGGCGACACGTTTAACATAAACAAACCCAGAATTACCATTTTGGCCCGATGTGCCCCCCAGGCCATAATTTCCAATTACACCAATATTGGCGTTTTCGTCAGCAACCGCCGTCGGTGTCGTGTGATAATTAGACCCGTTGCCCCCGTATCCGCCGGGATTTCCATAACCACCGGAACCACCACCAGCGTCAGCGGACCCGCCGCCACCGCCGCCACCGCCGCCGCCCCAGGCGTCACCCTCGTTTCCGGCACCATATCCGCCGCCGCCGCCCGTTGCACCGCCGCCCGATGCACCGGCACCACCGCCATGGTTCCAGCCGATTCCGTTTCCAGAATACAAAGATGGAAATTGCGCTGTATTACCAGCAACCCCAACATAGCCCGGGCCGTGCCCACCATGTCCACCGGTCGCACCATCACAACCATTAACCGCAACCACGGCGTTATTTGTTGTGTCAAAATAATAATAGCCGCCGCCACCGCCGCCACCGCCGCCACCAGAATAACGCCCATAAATCGCACCGGAACCACCGCCACCGCCGCCACCGCCGCCATTGGCGTAAAATACCAATGGGTTTATTTGGATCTGGCGCGATGTATCAATATCGGCGTGTCGCGAATATGTGTCGCCGTCGTATTCAATGGAATCTGTCCCAACACTGGTAATTGTTCCAATAGAATTAAACAACATGTCATAAACAATACCACCCGCCGCCGGCGTTGCGTTTTGTGTCAAAACATCCAACGTGTTTGAAAAATTACCTGATACATCCAATGGAATTACCGATGCAGAAAACGCGCCGGTTGCAGTTCCTGTTAGCCGGACCGTATCGCCAACAATTGAAATATTGACACTGATTGTGGCTGAATCGGACGCCGAAAAGACCTGCTGTCCGTTTGTGTATATTGTTCCACTGGTCAATTCAAATGCGCCCCATGTATATGTGCGCTCCGTTTCGGATATGTATATTGTTTCCGGACTGTCGTATGTAACATAATATGTTTTGGTCGCGGCGATATATTTTGACGAGCCGGTTAAAGTATGGCGCCAGCCATAAAAATTTTCTGTGGCTGTCTGCGGGTTTGTGATAACATAACTGGGACGGCCACCACCGCCGCCACAACCGTTTATACCATCGGCGCCCAACGGGCCATAACGGCCGCCACGGGCACCACCCATGCCGCCATTACCACCGTTGCCGCGTGTCAATCCGCCATCGCCAACAACAATATTTAACAACATTGTATTTGAAACCACGACCGTTGATGTCGTCAAATCACCCTTGGCCCCCGCGCCACCGGTGCCCGCGGTACCGCCGTGTCCGCCACCGGTGCCATTTGTCCCACCGGCACCACCGGCGCCACGACACACAACCAAGTAACGACCGGGCGATAACGTCAGGGAATACGCACCCGGTGTCGTAAACAGTTTTTCATATTTATTAACCATCATTAATGGGTTTAATAATGTCCGCATCAGTATGCCCCACCATAGTTTCCAACGATTGTTGTTGTGCCGCCAATATTTTGAACACGAATTGCAAAAATCGCGGTCTTATTAACAACGACCGGTTGAATTGCACTGTCTGTTAACCATGCATCTATCGTGTTCCAAGTGGTGACCGGGGCGGTTGCTCCGGTTTTAATATGAATTTCAAATGTCTTTGCAGAATTATTTGGCACATTTAACCCACTGGCATCCAGCGCAACGGTTAAACTTGTGGCCTCTGTCGCATCCACAACATAAATACTTTTGTCGTCCGCTAATTCAACAGACGCCGACGTTGAAATAATATCTTGCGCACCCTGGGCATTTTTTAATGACTGTTTGTTTACAATTTGTGTTGCCGGGGACGAACCGCTTAATGTTGGTGTTGTTGGTGTGCCGGTTAACGCCGCATCCTTGAAAGAAATTATTTTTGGCCACCATGTCCATGTATCATCGGTATGACTATATTGTGCCCAGCCGCCTTGTTGGCCGACTTGTTCCGGAATATCCCAGAATTTTGACGTAATCAAAATCGTAAAATCAATACCGGTTGGCGGAACAAACGTACCAGTTTGGTCCCAACCCGACAAATCGCTTTTTGCGGTGTATGTGTTTAATGTTGTAAAATCAATGTAATTCTGTTCGGCCGCGGTCGGGTTTGGGACTACAAACGCGGCAGTGGTTTTACCGAACCAATACCCACCCTTGGTAACACCAGACGTTGCCGCGCGTTCTGCCAATGACACAATCGCCGCCGCCAATTGTGCCGTGACGGTTGCGGATGGCGTCATATCGGCCGCAACAATGACCGCCAATAATTCGTCTAAAACCGTATTAAAGAAATCTGCGGACGGATTTGACCCGGCAATTGTTGGTTCGGCATTACGATACCGTTCGTTTTCTGATGTTGCCCCAAATGGTGGTATCCATTTCATATTTTTCCCCTTTGTTAATTTTCGCGCACAACCGACACGGTCACGTGTGCCGGCAAAAACGACGTTATGTAATCGGTAAATTGTGCCAATGTTAAATCGCCCACAATATCCGTCACAATAATCCCAATCACCGACCGCGTGACCCCAATTTCCCATTGCGCATTGCCACACACACACCGCAAATCGCCACACATAAACGGTTTGTGCCGAACAACGCGTATTGTGTAGCCAACATTTGCCGCCAATTCTTCCAGTCCAGAAATGGACGGAAATGTTTTTTTACTTGCCAATCGCAGTAATCGCGCGCGGCGTTCTTCCACCGACAATGTTGGGTCGGGTACAATACCGTAATCTTGTTCCCATTCGGGCAACAATTCGGTTGTAAACCGCATGCGTGTTTCCAATGCGATTTTGGACAAATCAGATTCCAAAACCGACATACACGCCCCAACCGCATACCAAAATTGCCACATGCGCGACCCCGCCGCACGATTCCATGCGGGACCATATGGCAACATTGCAGTTGCCGCATCACGATATTGTTCCGCCGTGTGCGCCATTATCCTGTCACCCCATATGTAATTGTCCCCAGTATTGCAATTGAATATTCCGATACCGCGGTATCGCCGGTGGGCGCCGCCAACGTGTGTGATATTTCCCCAGGCACAGAACCAATCGTTGCCTCTATTTGTGAACGGAAAACGGATTCGCCAAAATCATACGCACGGAATTGCGCGGCCAGTGCGTTATTTATATCGCCACGCAATGAAATGTTGTCTGGGTTTAAATCATTTATTGTGATATTTACCACCACAGGGGTCGGCGCAAACACCACCAAATCATTCAAATCCGCCGGCATTATTGATTCAAGATATTCTTGCATGGCGGCAACATCTCCCGCGGTCGGGATGCCGTCGGCATATGTATTGTCCATCATAAATGTGACGCCAACAGTTCCCGGACCCGCATAGGTACGGAATGCGCGCGCCCGTGTAACGCCCGGCTGGGACAACGCGGCATTTTCATAATAGACAACGTCCCCTGCACCGGCAACACTGCGTAATGCCAACAACAAACGGGCGCGATATTCTTCAACCCCCTCAATATCTGCGCCACCAACAATACCGTTTTCACCGGCGGTGGCGGTGGAATCAACCCCGACAATTGGATTTACCAGCGCAAATTCTGTATTTGGGGCCTGGTTGCCCGATGTGCCAGTGTTTGTCGCCATAATACGTGCCAGAATTGTGCCATTTGTAGAAATCACAACATCTTCGGTCGTTTTATACACCGCGTCATCTGGCGCAGAAAACGATGTGCCACGCGGCACGGGGGTTGCTGGCGTGCCACTAATTAAAATATCCCCCGCGGCATACGATGCCTTTTTGCGATAAACACCAATATCACCACCGCGCGCCGTAAGGCCGTTTATATCAGCGGTTGATATGAAAAAATTACGTGCCAATTCGTCCTGGTACGCATACAAATCCAGATGCAATGCGGCAATAATTTTTGCCCACACATTAAACACAGATTCGCGTATAAATGCATTTGCGTTTGATACATATGTGTTTATTGTTGCACAGGCACGATTAACTAAACTGGTAAGTGTTGGACGAACAAACGGCATTTATTTCCCCCAATTCAAAATATCTGCATACGCCAGACGTTGAACTTCGCCATCCGCCATTGTTACGGTGACGTTTAAATCCAATTGGTTAACCCCCACACGTTCGGCCGAAACATCAAATTCGGCAATCTGTGTGTCGGAATTCATCCAATCCAGTGCTTCACGGGCATATGCAACCGCATTCGCAATCGTTTCGTCGGTTATTTTCCCACTCAACAACCATAAGCGTGATCCAAATGTTCCAGGCATTTCAGATTCGCGCGCGGCAACGTTGTCACCCCAAAAACCACCCGGCATAATACCGTTTGGAATTGTGTCGTCCGGATCGGGGGCACGCCACGTGAATAACGATATAACCACACGATTAGACAAAGACGACCCCATCGCCAAATCGCCATTGGCGACATTTACATCCAAATCATCATTTGCGTTATACGCAACGGCAATATCGCGTTCCATACCCCGATTGTATGCGGTTGAAACATTGTTTTTTTACGCAAAAAAAACAAATTATGCCGTTGGCGGATTGGTTGTCCCAGACGCGGGCGTTGACCCCGCATTATACGGGAATGTGTGCACGTGTGTATCAAGTGTTTTGCCAGAACCAGATGTTATGTCGCCACCGGCGGTAATTGCACCACCAGCATCCAGTGCGCCGGATGTTGTTAACGTTGCCGGCATTGTTACAACGCCCGCCTGGGTTATTAAAACGCCATTTATTGTGATACCCCCCGCCGCGGTTGATATTGAATTGCCAAATGCGTCCGTTATCGTATTTCCGGACGCATTCATAACAATATGATTGGAATTTTTGTCGTCAATCTTTACCCCCGCAGAATTCATTGTAATAACGTTATTAAATACGTCGGTTATGGTAATACCCGATTTGTTTAACACAATCGTTTGACCGCGCATATCATAAACCACACTGTCGCCCGATTCCAAATTACGAATACGAAATTGTCGGTCGCCAACGGCGATAACAATATATTTACCATTACGTTCCGCAATTATTGCGTCCAACCCGTCGGGGGCGCGCGACGTGAAACCAAACTGACCGAATACCTCAACCTTATCGTACAGGGCGCGGCCCAATGATTGAACCTGCATTTGTTGTAATGGCGTACTGTCGTTTGTGGATTTGATGTTTGCGCCCAAAATAACACGACGAACACGGGCAATTATCGGCGACATCAATCTTTTAAATGTTTGTATTGTGTTCATGGCTTATACCTCTCGGCCGTTATAATACCACGGGTCGCGTATCCGCGTTTTTGGCACGTAATTCTTTATCATTGCGTTTGGATAACATAATTTTAATGATGTGACGCGGCCGCCATCGTTTGATATGGACAAATCCGCCGCCTTTACAATCAGTTGGTTGTTAACGTGTGCCATTGCGTCGCTTATTGTAACCAATGCGCCCGCGCGCCATATTTCACCATTTGCGTCTTTCCAACCGTTTATTTTGTATTCAAATTCCGCCGCCGCCGCGGTTGCCGCCATATATTCCAATTCCGCCGAACTTTCGTCTGCCGTGCTGTCCTGGGCGGTTTCGGCAATTACGCGTTTTGGACGATAACGCTTTACCCCCGGATCGCGCGCCGTTGCAGATGAAATATACGCAAATTCCGACACGTCATACCCACCAAAATCAATCTGCGATTCAACCGTGTATTCTGAAAACCGGTCGCGCGACGAATAATTAACCGTGCCCGATAAAATATTGGAACCGACATCGTTTGGTGGGTTGTACAATGTGGCAACCGATGCGGTGGTTTTTAAATCGGTTATTATTAAATTGCCCGCCGCGTCATCGGTATAAAAAACCCCACCACGTTTACATATCTCGCTAATAATTGCCGCACACGTGTCCCCAACCGATGTGTTGATTTCCCCAATAACCCAATCGGCGCATTTCCATATAACACGTATTCCAAACGGCGCACAAATACGTTCAATCACGCCACGGGCGGATTCGCCGTCAAACTGGGCATCACCCATAAAACTACAATCAACCAAATCACACGTCTTGGAACGGGCACGAATGGTTATGCCGTGGGATGATTTGTCGTATTTAACCGAAACATTGTCAATATAGCCGGTTAAAACCGTTATATCATCACAAATAATAGACACAGGCGAATCCATCAACAAATTACCCGCCGCCGATGTTGCAGTATCGCCATCGGACACGTCCAGGGTTACTTCACGTGCAAATTCCCCCATTGCAATATGAATTTGGGCGCTTTTCCAAAACGAATACCGTCGGCCACCCGTTTTCACGGATATATTTGTTGTGTCAAATGTCGCCAGGTTTTCCTTTATCATTTGTCCAACACCTTTAACTGTACGCCCGCGGGGACAAATGTCGGATTATAAATTAAGTTATTTTCTGCAATCTCGCCGCCACGCGATTGATCGTTATACATTTTGTGCGCCAAAACCCGCGCAGGCGTTGTGGCCAACAATTCTATATCGCGTTCATCAGGTAGTTTTGCAATTATATCATTACATACCGCCGCAATATCCGCCGCCAAATTGGACAGTGCCGTTGTAAATTCCGGCGACATTTCAACATTGGAATTTAAAACAGAATCAACCATTGCCAAAATATCATTACGAATTTCAATCACATCCCCACGGCGTTTGGCATCAATTTGCGATATGATCGTCGCCGCGCCGGCAATGCTTTGTGCCAAATTATAATTATTGGTTCGTATAACGGCGCGATACTCCGCGGCACCGGTTGCGGTGCTTTGATCTATGGTGGCGGGATTAAAGTCCGTGGCCGCGCCGGCATGGGCCAAGGCACGAACATTTTTCTTGGATGGCGCAACAAGTCCGGTAATAACGTCGGTTGCGCCGGCAACACGCGCCGCCCACACATCCGGCGTAGTCAATAATTCTTCCACATTTTCACGCAAATTAGACAAGTCCAACGCAACAGATACCACTGTATCCATCGCATTAGTTGCAGTATCCACCGCATCATCAATACCATCCACAATCGCCGCAAGATTTGCCACCAACGACGACGCAACGGCGGCCACCGACGAAACTGCGTCCCCGACATAATCTGCCCCAATTTTTAAAAATTCGGCCGCATTTGCAATGTTTAATGTTTGTGCCGCCGCAACAAGGCGGTCTGTTAATGCTGATGTTATTTGTGGCGCCGGTTGTTCCCCAGATTCCACAAATGTTATTGAAAACTCCGCCTGGTATAATGCGGTGGTTTCGCGAATATTAAAATCCACAACATTAACAATGTATGTTTTGCCGTTGGGGTGGACCAGTTCGCCCGGACCTTTCTTTTCCAGCGCATCTTGCAGGCGCTTTGATTGTTTCCGCCAATCTTCGCCAACAACAAACGCGTTTAATTGTATTTTATATGCTTTACGCCCCAAATCTTCGGTCATGGCACGTTCGCCACCGGGGTATTCATGCGTTTCATTGCGGCGGCCGCCGGCATAATCGTCGTCACGGACCTGGAACGGAACACCACGAAACGACGGACTGCGATTATATTTGCGAAAATCAACCATGTTATATTACCCCCCCGTTTGCCCCACGATATATTTCCAAATCCAGATTCGTGTCCGACGCAACCGTATCCACACGCGTCATTGGCGGTAAATTATCAAACCGGACGTTAATGTCGGCACTTTGGTGCGACATTCCGCCCATCGTCATAATATTTGCCTGACTTTGCCCCAGGGATGCCGGCGAATATTGCGGCGCCTGAATTAACCCCTGGTCCGCCAGCCAATTATTCGCATTATTCTTTTGTTCAACGGTCAGTGTTCCTTTGCCGCCAAAGATATTTCCAACCTTGTTCCAAACCCACTTGATTCCGTCTATTATTGGTTCAATTACCGACCAGATTCCAGACAACACGTCTTTTAGAAAATTAAACGCTGTTTTTATTCCATCAATCGCCGCGCGCAAAAACGGGTATTTATCAATCATTTTTTGGAACCAATTAACAATGTCTTTCCAATAATATATCAGCGCGGCAACCGCGGCACCCAAAGCCAAGATGCCGGCCACAATCCAGGTTATCGGACTGGCCCACAATGCGGCGTTAAACAAACCTGTTGCAACAACCAGTCCTTTGATTGCGCCAGCCAATTTGAAAATATTTAAAATCAGCCCCGCAACCTTGCCAACAAACAATATTGTGACAATTTCTGAAAAACGGCTAAATAATTCCACAACCGGTATTGCAACTGCGGCGATTTTTTGTAAAACATCAACCAATTTTTCGCCAAATTCAATAACGCGGTCGGCAATAAGTTCTTTGTTTTCCGCAACCCAATCGGCCAAACGATAAATCAACGGCGTCAAAACCGGCAAGACCTTGCCCAGAATTACATTTCCCAATCCCGCGGCGGCCATGCGCACATCAACCATCGCGCGCCCCCATTCGTCCGCACCGGCGGCGGTATCAGATGTTACCAACCCAAAACTTTCGGCGCGCTTTTCCCATTCAGCCATGGCATCCGCGCCAATTAAACCCAACGAAATCAACGATTGCCCGGAACGCCCAAATGCGGTCGTTGCCAAATATGCGCGTTCTTGGGCGGTGCCGGCCTTGTTTATTGCGTCCATCATCAAACGGAATGCGGTTTCGTTGTCGCGTGCCGCACGCAATTGTTTTAACAACGCCGGGTGTGTTTTTGCCAAACGGGTGTTTAACGCGCCCGTATTTGCGCGCATTTCCCCCATCGTTTTAGACAGATATTGTAATGATTTATCAAACGATTCCACCGATACGTCGTTTTGTTCGGCGGCATAACGTAATTTTTGATACGCCTCTACATTCAAACCGACAACATTTGCCATTGTTTGTAAATTATCGGCGTTGTCTGCCATTTTGTTAATGGCGGCAACCGCGGCGGTGGCAGCACCCCCAAATGTTGTAACAATTCCGCGCGCAGAACGCGCGACATTACCGGCGGCGTTTTGAACCGATTTTAATGCACCCTCAAACTGTTTAAATTTGTATGTCAGCGAATTCAGGACCTTTGTGGCCATGTCTTTCGCCGAAATCTCAACTTCTTTTTTAACTTTTGTGGCCACGGTTTATATCCTTTGCTTGCTTGTTTGACAATTTGCACATCTGATCATACAACCAATTCAATTCCCCCACGGGCATATTTAACAATTCCACGGGTGACAAACGCAGATGGTAAACTAATCCTGCGACGCGTTGTTCGGCATGTTCGGCGTCGCTGGATTGAAAAAAGTGATAATCGCAAGGGCCGCATTTGTAAAGTCGGCGACCGGCAACGCATCAACATCCCCATCTGTCAAATTTGACAGCCGCGCAATATATTTTCCGCAAATATTCATATCAATATCGGCTGTGGCATCTGGTTTAACCTTTATCGGCATCCCCAGCGCACGAATATCGCGCGTGGTGATTTCACGCAATTCAATTTTGTCCGTTTCAACGCCCGCAACGGTTATTTTCTTTGATAACTTGATTGTTTTTGTCATTTTTGACCCTTTTGTATTGTGTCCCGCCCGTATGGACGGGACAATCGGTTATTTTGTTTGCTTTGGTGGAACCGGTGAATGGAATTCGGCCGTGCCGCGCCCATCTTGGTCCAATTCAAACGGTTCGCCGATATACGCGCAATTAAAGAACGTATATTGGCGGGTTCCGTCGTTTAAATCCAAAACAATTGTCGCATTTGTGATTTGATCAATACCATCGGTTGGCGCATCGGGGGTATCAATCAACTGCACCGATATTTTTGATGCAATTGGTGTTGCGACAAATCCCGCAACGCCCGATTTACCAATACTGTCTTCGCGCGAAACGTTTGACGTGGTATAACTGTATGAATCGCCGACAAATTTTTTCTTGCCGTCAATATAAATTGTTGCTTTTCCCGCAATCTGTTGCATATTTTCCCCCTTTGTTAAAAGTTCAATCTGAATTCAACCAGTGCCGCAAAGATCAAGAACTGATTGACCAAATCTGGCGCAATATACGCGTCTACGCGATTCACGTCGTTTTTGTTGCGTTCAACAATCAGCGCGTTCGCAAATGCGTCCTCGTTTTCACACACAACCGGTGAATACGTGCACATATTGTGGTATTCTGCTAATATTTCCGCCTTGATAATACCCGGTGTCACAACCGCACCGTCAAAACCGGCATACCCATCGTCTGCCAGTTTAAAATCTGGATATTTGCTTGTTATTACTGAACGCAGGCGGCGAACAATATATTGCAATGTGTACATTGTATTGGCATCACGATAAGATACATCGGCAACGCCCGCCTTGTTGCGTTGATATGTGGTAATAACGCGTTCAATTTGGACAACACCGTTGGCAAACTTGAATGTTGAAATTCCGTTGCCCAACAATGTGTTGCGGGTTGATTTGTCCCACTGATTGGCATCTGTCGGTGCATACACGCCGGTCAATTCTGCAAACGTAACCGGACGGGCGGGGTCATTAATATACGATGTTGCGATACGTCCGACGGCCGCCGACAAATATTCGCTTGGCATTTGGCGCACCCCTTGAATACCGAATATAGTTGTATGTTGGTCATTACGGGCGTTTCCAAATGTTTGTGCCGCCGATGCCGTCCCAACATACACAGACCAAACATGGCCATAAACCTGTTGGTCATCAGACCAGCGCCCCGTTACATCGTTCATAAAATCACGCAACGCATTTAAATTGGTTGTGTCACAAAATGGGTTTGCAACAAAATCGTATTCACGATCACCCAGGTTTGCCAATTTTTCGGTCAAATCCGGATCGCCCGCACCACCAGACATTGCCACAATGGCTGTTGTAATACCCGCCGGCGTTGTTTCGCCCGCGTCTGCGCCCATCATGTTGATTTCAACCGGTATATTGTTGCCAAACGCGCCTTTTTGACGCGCGGTAAATGTGACAACCGCACCATCGGCCGCGGCGGTTACCGGAATCGCCGAATTTGCATTAACCGCGGTGACGGTGGCGGTGGCAATATCTGCGGCGGCATCATCCAATGCAACCGGAACCTGAACACGTGTTGCGTTGATGTATAACTGCAATATTCCGTCGGCTGTTGCAGTCCCAGTAAGGGTCAAAGTACCGGTTGCCGCAACACCGGCGGAATTTTCATTAACGGGCATAATCCACAATTCTGTTGATGAATTATTTTCCTTAAACTTTAAATATTCACGATGGCACATAGAACCAAAGCCACACTTGTCAATCACCGTTTGTTCGTCCGTGGCCAAAAACGGCATTTCGTCACCGGACACGGCCGAAATACCAATTAACAATACACGTCCATCGTTGGCAAATATATTTGCCGCACGATTTGAAACCTCTGCGTGAAACAGCGGAATACGTGTGTTCGCTGGAATGTTTGAAAAAGCAACCATTTTGTCCCCCTTATTTGTTTAATTCCGCCAAAACCGCATCTTTCAGTTCGGCCAATTTGGCATCCGTGTTCAACGTGTTCGCAAATTCGTCGCTGATTTTTTCGGCGGCAAACGCAATAACGTCTTTTTTGCTTTTAAATGCCGCAAGTAATTCGGCATTATTCGGTGTTGGCGCCGGTGCGGCGGCATCAGCCCGCAACACTTCGCCATTACGAATACGATTGACCCAATATGTATTTAATATAACTGCGCGCCCGTCGGTTGGTAAAAAATCAGCGTGCGCCGGATCATAAACTTTTACGGGTTTGCCCTCAACCAATCGGTCGGGGTTTGGTTTTAAAAATATTTTTGATGGCATCTTTTTCCCCTTTGTTATTCATCCACCCATGGTCCCGGCAGATTTGTTGTTTGATTAAATTCCTGTGTATCGGCGGCATACGTGTTCGCCAATTTCATAAACTTGTCTAATTTTGGTTGCCATTGTTTGTCGGGCAATTCGCGCAATTGGAATTGGTATTCTATTACCGCGCCACCCTCGCGTATTTTGGATTCATAGCCCGTTCCGTCGTCAATCTGGGTGGAACGCGACACAATGGTGCCAAATTTGCGGAAACGGTCATCACGACCATATTCCAACGTCCACTGAACACATTCACACATCTCGTTCAATGTTTTTGCCCAATCTTTATGGTTTGACGCATAAAAAATTACAATTTGTAATGTTATAGTGTCTTCCATAATAGGCGTGTTCCCCGCAGACGCCAAATTTGCCGACTGTTGATTTAAACACTTAACGTTTATGGCGTGAATACGGGTTGATTCTGGGTTGAATTTGTCGCTATCGGCGGGTAATGAAAGTGCATCAAAATTTTCATCGCACATTTCATAAACACCGGTTTCCGTGTCCATGACTGTGTTCAAAATCTCATACACCAAATTAGTCAGTCGTTGCCGCGCCAACATTGGTCATTTCCTTTAATCCGACGGTTAATTCAATCCCATCATCGGCGGGGCGGCGCGATATTCTAAATGTTCCATATTCTGGTACCACTAAAATATCCCCCACGGTTGGTTCGCGTTTCCCCGCCCGTGCAAAATCGGTTTTACGAAACCCAACCTGAATCTCGGTTGATTCCATGGGAATTCCGGATGCCGACATTGTATTTATAATCCCATTAGCATTATAAATACCGCGAACCACAAAACTTTCACCGCTGTCTGCATATTGCACCGTCACGGGAACACCGTGCGTTTCCGTCAGTGTTCCCATAGCGGCATCTAATGCGGTATCAACGATGCTTACCATCGGTTAATTACCCGTGTTTGAAAATGTTAAACGGATAAGAACGTCTGGTTTATTGCAGATTGGCAATGGATCTGTTTCCGCACGAACGATAACACGGTCTTCGCCATCCTGCTTTTCATACGATTGCGTCAGATATTTCTGGACACCTTCGGTGTTTGCAAATTCCAACAAGTCCGCCGGTGCAACATACATTTTGAACGTGTTGCGTGTTCCCAATGGCAGGGCGATTGCTTCATTTTCTGGGATGAACGGAATTGGGTTAGACCCCTCAACCGAAACAGAACCAGCGTATTTCACGAATACCAAGTTTTGGAATTCAAATCCGCCGCGCAAATCGTTGATTAACGGATTTGGACCTGTTTCGCGTCCCTTGTAAATTTCAAAGATTGTTTTGTTTTTCAACAAGGCATTCCAGAAACCAGGACTGCACAATACCAATGTTGATGTTTTGGTATCGTTGCCCAATTTTTCATCAATCGCGGTATCAACTGCGTCGGCCTGGCCGATAACATCATCGTTTGCGCCTAATTCAAAATTGATTGTCTGTTGTGTTTTGCCAAACTTTTCAAACAAATCAACAATTTCGTTGCCCTCAATATCAACGACCTTGCCGCGCAATGCCATCGCCATCAGATATTCATGGGTAATTTCCATGTCGTCGTTCAACCGACGTGCTTTCTTTGCAATCGCGCTTGTCAATGTTTCCAAAGATTTGGACGAATTATCAACGACATTTTGCAAATCTGTTGCCGTCAAAATCGCTTTCTTTTTGAAATTTGGCACCTGTAACACAACCGCAGATTTGGAAATCGGCTTTTGTAATGTTGCTGGACCACCACGGGTTGTTTGCGGCATAACGGAAATTTCACCCTCGTGCACATCAACAACAACGGACGATGTGTTTATGCCCTCAATTTCAAACAATCCCATGCTTTTAATTTTTTTATAAACTTTCGGGTCACGATTAACCGCCTCGGTCATTGTCGCGGCCGAAAATTGATCATCCTGCAATAATGCAATAACGTTTTCAATTGCCATATTATCCCCCTTGAATTATTTTGTTGATGCAACGATTCCGGATGCTTCCAGAATTTCCAATGCACTTGCAATTTGTTCGGTGGTATATCCATCAGGCCAAATCAATTGACTGCGCAACAGACGCGCATGACGGAATACGCAAAATGCCCCATGCACCAAATCTTCGTTTGCCGGAACAATGGCTTGGTTTAACAAAACGGCGGCTGGAACATCTGAACCATCGGATTCTGCGCCCTCGGCCAAAATGGTCAATGGTGTATATTTGCCGCTTTCGGTTACTTTACCCATAACAGTCCCCGCAGGGATAATCTGTTGGGATTCTGTTGCCAAAATCACCGGGTCAAATGTGTCTAATTCAACACGGCTGTATTCTGGACGATCGATAACGATTATCTTTGACATGTCTTTCCCCTTTATTTAGTTACAGCCGTGCCGCGAATTTATCCACGTTTTTGGCGTGTGTTTCTTCGCCGCTGGCTTCTACGCTGACCCTTGTATTGATGACGTTTTCGCTTTCGCGTTTCGCCACCAAATCTTTACTAAAATCCGCCGGTGTAACACCGTCGGCAATTGCCGCCGCCAAAACAGACGCATCCACATTTGCGGTTGCCGCCAAATTGGACAATTCCGCAACACGCGCGCGTTCTGCGCTTATTGCCGCCGCAACAATTTCTTCCACTGATTGTGCGGGCGCACCCTCTTCGGCAACAGGTGCCGTGGGTTCTTCCGCAACCGGTGTTTCAACCGGTGCAACGTCCGGTGTTTCAACACCCGATTCTATGCGGCTTTCTTCGGCCGCCTGTGTTCCACCACTCATGGCTTTACCCCCTTGGTCTTTGGTTATAAAACTTAAAAATTCATCAAATGTATTAAACACACCGTCAATCATACGGCGGTCCAGTGCCTCGCGCCCTGAAAATACAGCGCCACGACCAAATGACGATTTAACATAATCAACCGTCACATTGCGATTTTCTGCCAACAATTCAATAAATTGCCCATTCAGCGCATTCAGCCGATCAAGGTGTGTCTGCATACCCTCGGGCGTGGTTGGGTCCGCGTTTTTAAGTGGCGAATCTGTCGCAACAATTTGAATATAACGCACGCCGTCCACATCTGGTTCTTCCTGATGTGCGGCAATCAACATTGTTCCGACACTGCCGATTTCGGCAGCGGGATTCGCAAAGATTTTGTCACACGCCGATGCCAAACCATACGCGGCACTGCATGCCATTGAACCAACCCAGGCATAAATTGGTTTTGTATTGCCCATTGCGCGAATATAGCGCGCCAATTCAAACATTTCGGACGACGAACCGCCGGGACTATCAAAATCTAACACAATGCGCGAAACCGTGTTGTCCGCCAACGCGTTGCGTAAATCTTCCATTATCCAGCCGTATGAACCATAGCCCGCCATCCATTCCATATACGACAGGTTATTAACCAATGGCCCTGTCACACCGATAACTGCCGTGTCGTCATACATACGCAACAATGTTTCGCGGTTGATTTTGCTTTTGCCCGCCGACAACGCCGATAAAATTTTGTCATTGACACGGGTGTCTATGGCATCAATCGCGCCCGGTAACATCAATAAAATTTTGCTTTGGTTTTTCATTTTCACCCCATTTTATTTAATCGGTCTTGTGTTTTTTTACGCAAAAAATCACGGATTCCCCGTCGGCAGATTGCCAAACTTGCGTTCCGTTTCGCGTTCAGCCGCAATTTGCGCCTGTAATTCGGCAAAATCACGCCCGCGCGCGGCGGCGGCAATTGTTCGTGTTGTGATACCCGCGTTGATTTCTGCAGCAATCGCATTGATTTCTTGTAACGGATTGATGTATTTCCAACCCGGTGCCTGCCAATTTATCGCGATATATTCATGGCGACGGGTCCGATAATCGGGGGCTTTTATTGCGCCCGAAATAACCGCCGTATCAAACCAGTGTTCCCAGACGAATTTTTTAACCTTGCGAATAAATTCTTGTTGATCCACCCCAAACTTGATTTCTTCCAAATTCTTGGCGACACGGATGCCGGAATATGAATTACCGCGCAAATCGCCCGAATATGTTTCATACGATAACCCCAATGCTTTCGCGGCGGTGCGGTTTTTGGCGGCCAAATATGTGTCGTA